CTCAGTTCGTGCAACACTAGGCAACGAGCAATCAAAGTTGTATGTTGCAGCAGCAGCAGACACAACTGACAATGCTGGTCTTGTACCAACACGTCAGCTAACAGAAGTAATTAACGGCATTTCAAATGCAAATCGACCATTTATCGATTCAATTAGCACAGGCGCATTGCCTGATGCGGGAATGACCTTCGAAATTCCGAAAATTACCGTAGCCCCAACGGTTGCTGTGGCAGCTGAAGCTGGCACACCATCAAACACAGACATGAACAGCGCGTTCGTTTCAGTGAATGTTCAAAAGTTTATTGGCCAGCAAGTATTCAGCCTAGAAATTTTAGATCGCAGCTCACCAGCGTTTTTTGATGAGCTTGTCCGTCAAATGGAAAACGCATACGCAAAGGCAACTGATGTTGCAGTTGGAACAGCACTCATCAACGGTGGAACAGACGGCGGAAACCGCGCAGCACTAACAACTGGTGCTTTGGTTGCTGACTTTGTTTCAGACGCAGCAGTTTCAATCTACAAGGGTACATTGGGCTTTGCTCGCAACATTGTTGTGTCACCAGAGCAGTGGGGCGCACTTATGGGCTTGGTCGATTCTTCAAACCGTCCAATTTTCCAGCAGACAATCAACCCACAAAATGCAGGTGGCGATCTAACAGCAACAGCGATTCGCGGAAACCTACTTGGTTTGAACCTACGTGTTTCGACAGCACTTACAGACGGCTCAGGACTTGGCGACAATACATTGATCGTCATTAACCCAGACGCATACACATGGTATGAGTCTCCACGTCTACAACTATCAACAAACGTGATCTCGACAGGTCAGGTTCAAGTTGCTTACTACGGTTATGGCGCAGTTGCTACAAAGCTTGGCGCAGGCTCATACCGTTTCATGGTTGCATAACCACACACTAATCATGCGCTACGTATCCTCCCGAGCGTAGCGCAGCCGAACGAAAGGAACGGAAATGCCAAGTATTATTTCAACCGCACAATTGCGCACGGTGCTTGGCGTTTCCGTTTCCTTGTATCCTGATAGCGTTTTAGATGAGATTATCAATACCGCAGAAGCCGTAATTTTGCCAATGCTTGTTGCTAACACATCTGCAATTGATTCATACAAACTTGAAACAAACGTAGCTTACTTTTATACAGTACGTCCACATTATTTTGTTGAAGGTCAATCAGTCATTGTGACTGGTTTGCCCGCGCCTTTTAGCAATACTTTTACACTTTCAAAAAACATTGGTGCTCGTTACTTTACAGCCAGCCTGGTAAATGCTGACGTGGCCATTCGCCCTATCGTGCCAAACGGCGCGGCAACTCTTTCAGGTTATTCAGCTGCAAATCTTTACGCAAATTCACCAGCAATCGAATCAGCTGTCTTGGCAGTCTCAGTCGAAGTATTCCAGTCACGCGTCGCAGCTGGTGGCGAAATTCAGGGCGTCGATTTTGCCGCTACGCCATACCGCATGGGTCGCAGCTTGACCAATCGCGTGTCAACACTTTTGCAGCCGTTTTTAGATGTTGAAACCGTGGTGCAGTAATGCCCGCAAATTCAATCGCCGAAACCCGCGCAACCCTGGCCAATTCGTTTGCTTCACTAGCTGCAAACATTTACCCAAGCGTTCCCGAAGCACCAATCCCACCTGCAATCGTGGTCGTGCCCGATTCGCCTTACATGGAAGTAGTGTTAATCGGCAAGGCAAAGACCCAGGTGAAACTTAATTTTGCAATTACCGCCATTGTTGCTTCCAATAGCAATGCGGGGTCACTGGACAATCTAGAAAAACTCATCATGGGAATTCTTGCGGCAATGCCCGCAGGATACGTTGTTGGCGTCATTGAAAAGCCAACAGTGTTGGAAGTAGGACAAAGTCCAATGCTGGTTGCTGACATAAACGTTTCGACGTACTACACACAAACAACATAAGGAGACAACGTGCCAACAACGATCATCACGGGTCGCGATTTAGTCTTGACGATCGCTACCACAAACTACGACGCACAGGCGATCAGTGCGACACTTACTAACTCACCAACAATCGAGACATACCAGACACTTGACGGCAAGGTTTACAAGCGCATTGACGATCAGTGGACATTTGACATGGAAATGCTTGCAGACTGGGGTGCGACTTCATCATTGTGCGAAGCACTATGGGCTGCTTCAGAATCAGCACCAAACACAGCATTGGCAGTTTCATTGACCGCCGCCACAGGCGCAGTCTTTGCATTTACAGTAATGCCAATTTATCCAAGCGTGGGCGGGTCTGCACCTGACGCACAAACCGTTACCATGTCATTCGTTGTCGTGGGCAACGTAACTGAAACATTTAGTTAAAAACTACTAATCGGGAGGAAAAATGAAGTTACCAATTACAATTGAATACAACGACGGCACGCAGATCACTTACGTGGCTGCACCGCCTGAGTGGGTTAAATGGGAAAAGCACACAGGCAACACCATTGCACAAGCGCAAGAAAAGATTGGCATTTCCGATCTAGTCTTTTTGGCATACAACGCCATGAAGCGCGAAGCTGCGGGAAAGCCTGTCAAGCCAATTGACATTTGGACGGAAACAATTTCCGAAGTGATCGTTGGTGAAGCAAACCCAAAAGCTACCCAGTCGGAAGCCTAAGTCGAATCGTCTGGGAGGTAGCCTTGGCCACGGGGCTACCACCAGACGTATTTGAAACCGCCGAAGACATTTTGACGGTCATTGAGATTTTGGAGAGGCGAGCAAATGGCAACTGAAGCAATCAGCTACGACAAGGCTGAATTGCGTGCCATTGTAAAATCTTTTAAAGCAATGGACGAGGAAGCTACAAAGCAAGCAAAAGAAAAAACCTCAGAGCTTGCAGAATACGTAAAACAAAAAGTCATTGGGACAGCTGGATCAGCCAATAACCGTGTTGCTTCAATTATTGCGAGCGGCGCAACAGTTTCAAAGTCATCAAAAATTGGTGAAATTTCCTACGGTTTTGCACGTCAAAAGTTAAGTGGTGGCGGCACGACTCAACAGGTTTGGGGCGGCTACGAATTTGGATCAAACCGCTACAAGCAATTTCCAGTGTGGTCAGGCCGTGAAGGTCGCGGGACACGTGGTTGGTTTATTTATCCGACATTGAGAGCCATTCAACCTGAGATTGTAAAAAAGTGGGAAGAAGCGTTTTCAACGATAGTTAGGAAGTATGACTAATGGCTGGTAGTCGCACCCTTAAACTTTCGATTCTTGGCGACGTTGACAATCTCAACAAATCGCTTAAAACCGCGTCAGGCGACGTCGACACATTTGGCGACAAGGTTGGCAAAGCTGGCATTGCCATTGGTAAAGCATTTGCCGCAGCTGCGGCCGCCGCTGGTGCTGCCGCAATCGCCATTGGAATTGAAGGCGTCAAAGCTGCCATTGCTGACGAAAAAGCACAAACACAATTGGCCTTGGCTTTAGAAAATGCAACAGGTGCAACACAGGCACAGATCAAGGCAACCGAAGATTCAATCCTGCAAATGTCATTGGCAACTGGTGTTGCTGACGACGAGCTACGTCCAGCCTTAGGTCGTTTGGTCAGATCGACTGGAGACATTACAAAGGCGCAAGATTTACTGGCAACGGCACTTGACATTTCAGCGGCGACGGGTAAGCCAGTTGAAGCCGTGGCAAATTCGCTTTCAAAGGCATACGACGGCAACACTGCTGCCCTGGGTAAATTAGGCGTTGGCTTAGACGCTGCCGAATTGAAAACAATGTCATTCGAGCAGGTTCAAGGTCGTTTGACACAACTATTTGGTGGCGCAGCGGCTGCAAACGCTGACACTTATGCAGGACGAATTGCACGCGTCAAGGTGGCATTTGATGAAGCAAAAGAAACCGTTGGTGTCGCATTGCTTCCAATTCTTGACAAATTATTAAAGTTTATTAACGAAAACGCATTGCCAGCGATCAATGCATTTTCAAACGCCTTTAGCCTTACGGAAAGTGACGGTTTTGGCAAAATTGTTAGTGACGTTGGCACGACATTGAAAAAGACATTCACACCGATCATTGAAGGTGTGAAGTCGGTTTTTGAAAGCGTGAAAACTGCCGTTATGAATAGCAAGGACGAATTTGCTTCGTTTTGGCAAGTCGTCAAATTCATTGCGCCATTGGTCGGAAAAGCAATTGGCGATTCATTGCGAATCATTGGCGACATTGCAGAAATAGTTATCACAATCATTGGCAAGGTTTTGGGTGCAATCAAACCATTGTTGAATTTTGCAATTGATGGAATCAATGCGGTTATCAAGGGAATTAATTTAATCAAGCCAGGTGCAGACATTGGACTTATTCCAAAAATCGGAACCCCGGCAACTGGTACGGGTGCGCTTGGCAATTATTCAATGTCAACAGGTACGACAATGACGACCCCAGCGGTAACCGTGCCAAGTGGGTCAACATCTACGACTGGCGGCGCAAGCGGTGGCGGCGGGCTTGCTGCGGTGGCAGCGTCAGCAGCTGCGGTTGCCAATAACGTCGTGTCAAGTAATTTCAACCCTGGAAGTTTCCGTGCGGCTGAAGCCGCTTCAATGGGTACGACGATCAATTTGACCGTAACTGGTGCGTTTGACCGCGAAGGTACTGCACGAACAATTGTTGAAACATTGAACGATTCGTTTTACCGCGGCACGGGTGGCGCAGGAAATCTACAAATAGCATGACGCAATGGAATCCCGTTTGGCTGGTTGAAATCGACGGCATTGAATACACTGACGCGGTTTTGGCAAATTTGGTTATCCGTAGCGGCCGAACAAACATTTACGAACAAGCGCACGCGGGTTATGTCAATCTTCAGCTAATCGACGTCAATCAAGCTGCAATTCCAGTTTCCATAAATTCAACAATTGGGGTTTCGGTAAAAAATACGTCAGGTACGTTTGTGCCCATTTTTGGCGGTAACGTGGTTGACATTGGTTTGGAAGTGCGTGATGTCGGTTCAACCATGTTTACTCAAACCTATAACATAACCGCATTAGGCGCATTGGCACGTTTGCCAAAAGTTATCTTCACCGACGCACTTGCACGAGATTTTGACGGCAATCAAATCTTTGAAGTTTTGCAAACGGTTTTGTTCAATTCTTGGGCGCAGGTTGCTGGGTCAGAAACGTGGGCAAATTACGATCCGACAATCACTTGGGCAAATGCTGAAAATAACGGTTTAGGTGAAATTGATCGCCCAGGCAATTACGACCTTTCTGCCCGTGCTGGCAATGCTGATCCGATTGACGTTTATTCGCTAGTCGCTGCCTTGGCAACGTCAGGGCTTGGCTATCTATACGAGGACGCACAAGGCCGCATTGGTTATGCAGATTCAACGCACCGAACCCAATACCTAAGCGCAAACGGGTATGTCGATCTTGACGCCCGCCATGCGCGTGCAGCTGGCTTACGCATTGCTACCCGTGTAGGTGACGTCCGAAATGCCATAACAATCAAATACGGTTCGACAAGTCAAAATGACGTTTCGGATAGCGATTCAGCGTCAATTGCTTTGTATGGCAATCTCGGTCAAGTCATAACAACAACGTTGCACGACTCAGCTGACGCCTCGGCACAAGCTGCATTTTATTTGTCATTGCGTGCCAACCCTCAGCCAATCTTTAGTGAGATTTCATTTGACCTGACAAATCCTGAAATTGACAATTCTGACCGTGACAAGCTGATCAATGTTTTTATGGGCGAAGCCATTGCCCTGCAAAACCTACCTTTGAACATGAATTCTGGCACCTTTCAAGGTTTTGTTGAAGGCTGGTCGTTCAGAGCCAGTTACAATCAACTTTCGGTCACATTGCTTTTGTCACCGCTTGCGTATTCGTTACAGGCAATGCGCTGGAATGACGTACCAATAACTGAAAAATGGAATACCGTGTCGCCGACTTTGACATGGGAGTATGCCACAATAGTGGCGTAGAAAAGGGGAACAAATGGCAAATCCAACAACCAATTATGGTTTTGTGCTTCCAACGTCAACGGACTTAGTCACAGACCTTCCAGCTGATTTTGACGTTGCATTGCAGGGTGTTGACACACGACTGAAGGCACTGCAACCAGGCACGACGCTGGGCGACATTGCTTATTCGTCAGCAACTGCCAACACCAATACAAGACTTGGCATTGGATCAACTGGTCAGGTTTTGACCGTTGCAGCAGGTGTCCCGTCATGGGCAACACCAACCGCAGGCATGACCAACCCAATGACAACAACTGGTGACACAATTTATTCATCAAGCGGGTCAACGCCTGCGCGTTTGGGTATTGGAACAACTGGTCAAATTCTTACGGTTTCGGGTGGTTTGCCAGCATGGGCAACACCAACAGCTAGCACGCTTGCAATTAGTTCGATAGCAACGGGATCAATTTCTAGCGGTTCAAGTTTGAGCATTACAGGGCTTTCATCTTATGACTGGATTGAGTTTATTGGCGGGCAACTTAGTACGACGGCACAAACCAATTTTTCGTTACGCGTTAATTCCAATACAGGAAATAATTATTCGCGAACATCTATGCAACAATCAGCAGGCACGTCAGATTCACAGTATTCAAGCATTACAGGAACATTCGACAACGCCTATCAGATGACAACAATGGGTGACAAGGGTGCAAACTCAGATGGTGTTCTGCGAGTTAGATTTACAAATTGCAAGGCGGTAGGTTTTACAACTATCGAAGCGTCATTTTTTTATGGTGGACCAAGCAATACACCAAAAAGAATTGACTGGTCGCTGGGTGCTTATTGTGTCGCAGAAGCAGTCAGTTCATTTCAATTAATTACAAGTGCTGGAACATTTAACGGAGGTTCTTATCGTGTCCTTGCAGGCTAATTTGACAGTAATTGAACACAACATTGAAACAGGCGAAATTCGTGAGTTGCCTATCAGTAAAGCCGAATTGAAAACGGAAATCAGTCCTGAAATTCTTGCTGCACGCGAAGCAAATCAAGCCAAAGAATTGGCAAGAAAAGCCGTATTTGAAAAACTTGGTTTGACTGAAGAAGAAATTGCATTGATTTCATGACATACCCTGACGGCACAAATGCCAGATTGATCGAAGTTGCCGCAGCTGAAGTTGGCACGATTGAAGAAGGCGACAACCTGACCAAATACGGCAAATTTACAAAGGCAGACGGGTTGCCCTGGTGCGGTTCATTTGTCAATTGGTGTGCTGCACAGGCTGGGGTCAAGATTCATTCAGTCGTTTCAACAGCCATTGGCGCGCATAAATTTAAGGAAACAAACCGTTGGTCACATTTGCCAAGTCTGGGCGCGTTAGCATTTATGGACTTTCCACATGACGGTGTTGACCGCATTTCACACATTGGCATTGTGATCGATTTTGACCATGGCAGCGACGTCGTGACTTGCATTGAGGGCAACACGTCAGGGACAGGCGACCAGCGCAATGGTGGCATGGTCATGATCAAGCAACGCTCATTGAAAAATGACATTGTTGGTTTTGGCGTGCCAAAGTTTGTGCCGTATAAGGGCGAATACCCAAAAATTGAATTGCCTACAAAAGTAGTAAAACCAAAAAAGGAGACAAAAAAATGGATAAAGCCAAAGCAATAGCAGCTTCATGGGGACGCTCGTTTTTAGCTGCCGTTTTGACGCTTTACATGGCTGGCGTGACTGATCCAAAAACCTTGCTTATGGCAGGGGTTGCAGCAATTGCACCAGTCGTTTTGCGCTACTTGAACCCAAATGACAAAAGTTTCGGAGTTACTGGGGAATGACGCCGACCGAATGGGCGGCGGTTGTTACATGCTGCATTGGTGTAGTGGCTGCCGTCTATTCTGGCGTCAAGGTCATGATTCGGTCAGTCCTTCAGGAATTTAGGCCAAACGGCGGTTCAAGCCTTAAAGATCAGGTCAACCGCATAGAAGCTCGGTTAGACGTGTTGTACAACAAATTGATCGACTAGCCTTTACAATTATGCTATGGCAGCCAAACGACCTACTCGCAAGCGCGTAGCAACAGTCAAAGACATTGACTATTCACCGCTGGAACAATACTGCATTGCATTAAATGAGTATTACAAAGCATTGCGTAAAGCTGGTTTTAGCGTTGAAATTGCATTAGGTATTTTAAGCGACAAAGACGCTTATCCCGGCTGGATTTTGCCTGAGCCAGTCGATCCAAACAGAATCGGGTCGACGGAATACGAAGACGACGACGAATGAAAAAAATCGTTGTTGTCAGTGATCTTCAAGTTCCTTTTGAAGATGTACGGGCAACGCGTAATTTGGCCGCTTTTATCAAAGCTTTCAAAGCTGACGAAGTCATAACAATTGGCGACGAAATTGATTTTAATACAATTTCAAAATGGTCACGTGGGCTAAGCGAGGAACACGAACCGACTATTGGCCGCGACCGTGACCGCTGCGTTGAGTTATTGTGGGAATTGACCCGCCACGTGCCGAAGGCAAGCATGGTGCGGTCGAATCACACAGACCGTTTGTTCAATTCCATTGCCAGCCGTCTGCCTGCATTACTTGGCGCGCCTGAGTTGAAATACGAAAATTTTATGAAGCTTGATGAGCTAGGCATTGACTTTTATCGTAAGCCGTATGCCATTGAGGGCACAAACTGGATCGCGATACATGGCGACGAACAGGGCACGACACCAAATGCAGGTGCGTCGGCTTTAAGAGCTGCGCGTTTGCATGGTAAATCGGTCGTTCAAGGTCACACGCACCGTTTGGGCATTTCAACATTTACAGAATCCAGCGGCTACAAAATGGGTCGAACATTGTGGGGCATGGAAGTTGGCAACCTCATGCGCTTTTCAGCTGCAAAATACACAAAAGGCACGGCCAACTGGACTCAGGGTTTTGGAATTTTACGGGTCGAAGGCTCAAAGGTCAGCCCGCAGATCGTCCCCATCGAACGCGACGGATCATTTATTGTTGACGGCAAGGTTTTCGGCTAGCGACACGCCGCACAACACGCGCAATGCTTGATTTTGTCAGGGTCATGCTTCACCCTTATTGCAGGTGGTAATGGTTGCCACCTAGATTCGGGAGATCGAAAAATG